CTGCCCTTTTTTTTTATGACCGGCTTTGCTTGACAGTTCCGGCATTTTGTGTTATAAATAGAATATATTATTTTATAATATGTGATTATAATTTTAATATAATAATGTAAATTCAAAATAATAGGTTGCAATAATGCTCCTTTTTGAATTATAACAAATGAGGTAAAATGACACTTGATAAAAACAAGTTAACCAGAGTTCTTATAGTATCACCTGGTTCAAAATATGTTGATACACAAATAATACCAATCCATAAAATATACGTACCAAAAGACGCTAGAGGTCAAACTCTTAACAGAGCTAGAAAAAAATATCTAAACCAAAATCATATAAATCTTTTGGCTGAGTCTTTTAAAAAAGGCATAGATTATTCAAAACATCCACCAATAGTTGCTAAGAAACATCAAATTGTTGATGGTATAGTTTATGACTATGAATTAATAGCAGGATCACATAGATTCGAAGCTATAAATCAAATGGGCATAACGGAATGGTTATTTGACATTTATGAGTTAGGTACAGATGGCATAGAAAGAGATTTAGCTATGTCAACATTACAAATAAGAGAGAATGATCACTCACCAGCTTTAGCTAGTACAAGTGATGATTTAATTAATATAATTAGTTATCTAATCAATAAAACTTTATTAGACAATACGCAAACGGATATTGAAAATTATTTGAGAGATAATACTAAAAATATACATCCTTCAACATTTAAAAAAGTTGTATCTGCTGCTGTAAATGCTAATGGATCTTATTCAGATATAAGAACCTGGCCGGCACATCAGCTTAGAAATTTTATTGAAAATGATTTCGATAAAAAAGGCTATGTTTGTTTAGGTAAATTTGACTCTCAAAGAGAAAAATATGGTTTTACAGTATTAGAAGGATATGAGCACGAATATCTAACTAATGCTTTAAAAAGATTTAACGAAACTGATAAATGTTCATATTTTATTTGTCATACTAAAGCACCAACTGAAGATAGAAACTTGGAAACTAGAAGAAAAGAAATGTTGCAAGAGTTAAAAACTTTAGAAAATGCAATAGAAAAAGCAGTCAAATATAAAGAAAAAAATAAAAAATGGCCTTGGCATATTGAAGCCTTTTTAGGTCAAAACGTTAAAGATAAAGAAAAAAACTTTTTATCTATTAACGAAATATAATTTTTCTGAATATGTGGCCGAAATCGCTTGACTTTTTCGGCCACTTATGTTAGATTAGGAATTGCGGACATAGTATAAAAGTATTATTCTAACTTTCCAAGTTAGAGAAATTGGGGCAGTACCAGTTGTCCGCTCCATATATTATGAAATACAACGAAGATAAAATTGTAAAAGAAATACTAGACTATATCAAATCAACTTATGGTCAGCATTATTCAACAGGCCAAGACGGCTTTCAAGTACAAGATTTATTTAAAACACTAAATATTGGAAAAGATTTTTGCCACGCTAATGCAATTAAGTATTTGTGTAGGTATGGTAAGAAAAACGGATATAACCGTGCTGACTTGCTTAAAGCGGCACATTATGTTATACTATTATTAAACTATGATAAGGAGAAAGTGAAATGAACCTAAGCACAGATACACTGGCCATATTAAAGAATTTTAGCGAGATTAACGATAATATTCTTTTTAAACCAGGCAGTAAGTTAAATACAATATCTGCTATGAAAAATATATTAGCAGAAGCAACAATCACAGAAAAATTTGATACTGAATTTGGTATATACAGTTTATCAGAATTTTTAAGAGCAGTAGAATTATTTGAAAAGCCTGCTGTTAAAGTTAATGGCGCCAACTATGCCGTTATTTCTGATGAGAAATCAAAACAAACAATTAAGTATTTCTTTGCTGATAAATCAGTTATTGTTACACCTCAAAAAGGTATCAGTATGCCTGATAAGACAGTAACATTTACATTAAAGAAAGATGACTTTGCTAAAATACAAAAGGCAGCTACAACACTAAATTTACCAGACATAGCAATTAAAGGTAATGGTAAGACTATATCTTTTGTTGCAACTGATAAAAAGAATAAATCTTCAAATGATTATTCTCTTAATATTGGTGAAACAGATAAAGAGTTTACAGCTTACTTTAAATCTGAAAACTTTAAAATGATTTCTGATGATTATGATGTGGCAATTTCTAAAGCCAAAGTAAGTCATTTTATAAACAGAAGTAAACCAGTTCAATACTGGATCGCATTAGAACCAGACTCGGAGTTCTAATATGAATAAACCTGTTGTAATGACACCAGAGGAGGAAGATCGCAATGCTAACGTTACCAGGTCTTTTGATGGCACAGTTAATTCAGAAGAAACACCTGTTAAAGTTATAATGAAAGAATTTCATAACGTTACGAGTGAGTTCACTTATTTACCTTTACCATCAGAAATAATCAAACATTTTGGTTCAATGGAAAATTTTGAAAAATGTTTTTCAGAAACAGATGGTGAATATAAACTTTGGGAATTTCTAAGTGAAATTGGCCATAGTGATAGGTATGATGATTGGGTTTCAGACCGTAAAGGTGGTTATGAAAGTGAATATGAATTGATTAAAAATGATTAACTTGGATTTTATATTATGTCAGATTTTTTGTGGGTTGAAAAGTATCGACCTAAAAGAATAGAAGATTGTATTTTATCGGAAGATTTAAAAAGTACTTTCTTAGAGTTTGTTAAGAAAAAAGAAATACCTAATCTATTATTATCAGGCACACCAGGAACAGGTAAGACTACCGTGGCTCGTGCTCTATGTGAAGAAATAGGTGTAGATTATATTATCATAAATGGTTCTGATGAAGGCCGTCAGATTGATACATTAAGAAACAAAATTAAAAACTTTGCTTCTACCATTTCACTTACTAAAGAAGCCAATCATAAAGTTGTAATCATAGACGAGGCCGATTATATGAACGCTGAATCTGTACAACCTGCGTTAAGAAATTTTATTGAAACGTTTTTTAATAATTGTAGATTTATCTTTACTTGTAATTTCAAAAGCAGAATTATAGAAGCATTACATAGTCGTTGTACTGTTATCGATTTCAAAATTACAAATGGTCAAAAAGTTAAAACGGCCGCAAAATTAATGAATAGATTATCTATTATATTAAAAGATGAAGGCATAGAATTTGATAAAAATGTATTAGCAGAAGTTATACAAAAACATTATCCTGATTTTAGAAGAACCATAAATGAATTACAAAGATATTCTGTTCGTGGTAAAATAGACAGTGGTATTCTTTTTAGTTTAAAAGAAGAAAACTATAAAGACCTTGTCGTTAAATTAAAAGACAAAGACTTTAATGGTATGAGAAAATGGGTCTCACAAAACCTAGATCACGGGCCAACTCATTTATTTAAAGAAATTTACGATCTTCTTTATTTACATTTAGATCCTAAATCTATACCACAAGCAGTTTTAATTATTGCTGGTTATCAATACAAAGCAGCCTTTGTTGCTGATCAAGAAATCAATATGGTAGCTTGTCTTACTGAAGTAATGGCCGGTTGTAAATTCAAATGATGTGGTCTAATGATGAATTAAATATTATCAATACGTTAAATAACAACGTAGATATTTTTAAAGAGGAAAACTTAATATACAATGGTAAAAATTATTCTAGTTACGATGCCTATAATAATAATTATACTTGTGAAATAAAAAAAAGAAATTTTGAGAGTTTTCATAATTATGCTACAGAAGGTTTAATATTAGAAAGAAAAAAATATCAAAAATTATTAGAAAAGTCTAAACAAAATAATACACAAGCTTTATATGTAAATTTATTTACCGATAATGTAATTTTTGTTTGGAATTTGACTAAACTAACCTTAGACAATTATAATTTTAATTGGCACAATATGAAAATGAATAAAGCTACATTTGATTCAAAGTACAACAAAATAGATAAAGAAATATGTTTATTAAAAAAAGAGATTACTATTAACTTATGTACGAATTAAAAGACTATCTAAAGGCCATTAACGAAACAAGTGAACCACTACTTGACAGTGATGACTCTCTATGGGAAAAGAAGTACCCACCTTACGTTATTAATCGTTGTCTTTCTATGTTTTGGGACACACTAATGCCGGCCAATGAAATGAATGGTTTACATTTTCTTCCTAAAAAAGTACAATTTCATTTTTTAATAAATAGTGTAAGAAAAAAGAAGCGATTTGGTGGCAAGTGGTTATCACAGGCCAAATTGAAAGACTTAGAGTATGTAAAACAGTATTATGGATATAGTAATGAAAAGGCGAGAGAAGCACTAACAATACTATCCAAAGAACAGATTGAACATATTAAGAGCAAACTTTATAAGGGTGGGAGAAATTAATGAGTGAGAGCATTAAATGGTCAATACAGGATATGTTAGAGGTAACTATCAAACAGCCTGATGACTTTTTAAAAGTAAGAGAAACACTTACAAGAATAGGTGTGGCGTCCAGAAAAGATAAGACTTTATTTCAGTCTTGCCATATTCTACATAAACAAGGTAAATATTACATAGTGCATTTTAAAGAGCTCTTTGCTTTAGATGGCAAACTTGCTACACTATCAGAAAACGATATTCAAAGAAGAAATACAATTGCAATTTTACTACAAGATTGGGCATTAATAGATATAGTGCAAAAAGAAAAGGCCGAAAACAAAGCACCTTTAAGTCAAATTAAAGTATTACCATTCAAAGAAAAAAAAGAATGGACGTTATCGGCTAAATATAACATTGGTAAAAAGATTACAAAAGATGATGAAACAACAGGTGAGTAAATGCAAGTTCCAAAGTTTAGAGATTTTTTAAACGAGGCTAAAAAACCTAAAGACAACGAACCTATTACGGTGGCTGTCATCACAAAATCTTCGCCTAAAGTAAGACAACAGAAAACAGGCAATCGTAAAGTTAAAAAAGAAATCACTGTTAGTTTTATACAAAGGTCTTGTAAAAAAAGAAAAATACCTTGTTTTATAATTAACACTAAACACTCAATCATTACAGATAAAGACGAAGAAAAAAATTCATTAACCATTTATAACTATGATGGTGAAGATGGTGAACATACTTTCATAGGTAAAAACACTGTTGTAATTACACGAGCAGGCGCTATTGAAGATGAAGCAGGCCTTTCTTTAATATCTGCCTTTCAAAACTCTGGTGCCTTTATGTTAAACACAAGGTCATCAATGTTAAACTGTGATAATAAACTTACATCAGCATTGTTGTTTGAAAAGTTTAATATACCTACACCAAAGACTGCCTTTGTATCTAATGAAAAGAATATAGACAGTGCATTAAAAATTATAGGTAATAAATTTCCGGTTGTAGTAAAAACATTAACAGGCACACAAGGTATTGGTGTAGTAAAAGTTGATAGTTATGATTCACTCATATCAGTAGTACAAGCTTTATTTAAACACGATGCCGAGTTACTGATACAAGAGTATATGCCAACAGATTATGATATAAGAACCTTTGTTGTTGATAATAAAATATTTGCTTGTACAAAAAGAGTAAAAGCAAAAGGTGAATTTAGATCAAACGTACATAGAGGAGCTGTTGCAGAACCATATAAACTATCAGATGAAGAAATTGAAATAGTATTGAGAACGGCCAGATCATCTAAAGCTTATATTGTAGGTGTAGACCAT